TAGCGGCTCAGATCGTGTACAGGTTGTCAGGTTGACGGGTTACGCACGCCGACAAGGGGTGCGTCTACGGTTTGGGAGGCCGACATGGGCTCTCGTGGTCCGGTTCCGAAGCGGGACGATCAGCGTCGTCGCCGCAACAGCGAGTCGCAGATGGAGCATGCGCCGGCGGGGGATCGTCCGAAGCCGCCGGGCGCGTCGCAGGATTGGCATCCGCGGGCGCGGGCGTGGTTCCAGTCGTTGAAGAAGTCCGGTCAGGCGCATTTCTACGAGGCGTCGGATTGGCAGCAGGCGATGGTTGTCGCCGAGTTGTTGTCGCGGGAGTTGTCGAAGGATCGGGCGTCGGCGCAGATGGTGCAGGCGCTGTTCGGTCAGATGACGGAGTTGTTGACGACGGAGGGTGCGCGCCGCCGTGTGCGGCTCGAGCTTGATCGGGTAGAGGACGACGGCGACGATGCGGCGGTGACGGCGCTTGATGACTTCCGACGCCAAGCCGCAGGATAGGCTTGTCACCCTTCCGGCGGGTTCGCCGGATCGGACGCTCGGGTTCCTTGCCGGTCAGTGGGCGCAGCGTTGGCTGGTGCAGCCGAACGGTCCGCGTGCCGGTCGCCCGTTCCGGTTCACCCGCGGTCAGGCCCGGTTTCTGCTGTGGTGGTACGCGGTGGATGAGAACGGCCGGTGGCTGTTCGATCATGGCGTCCGTCGGCTGGCGAAGGGGTCGGGGAAGTCGCCGTTCGCGGCGGTGTTGTCGCTGATCGAGTTCTGCGCGCCGGTGCGGCTGGACGATTTCGACGATGACGCGCCGGGTGGCGTGCGGGGCCGTCCGGTGGAGATGCCGTGGGTGCAGATCGCGGCAACGGCTGAGTCGCAGACGGTGAACACGATGCGGATGGTCCGCGCGTTCGCGCCGAAGGGCTCGGATGTGGTGGCTGAGCATCGGCTGGATCCGGGCAAGCAGAAGTTCCACAAGCTGCCCGAGGGGACGTTGGAGATCATCACGTCGTCGGCGACGGCGGCTGAAGGCGCTGAGGGGTCGTTCACGATCGCGGATGAGACGGAGCATTGGACGCCGTCGAACGGTGGCCGCGAGCTCGCGTCGACGCTTGAGGACAACCTGTCGAAGTCCGGCAATCGGATGTTGGAGACGTCGAACGCGTGGGTGCCGGGCCGCCAGTCGGTCGCGGAGGACACCTACAACGCGTGGCTGATTCAGCAGTCGGGCCGTCAGCGGGGCTCGTCGGCGATCCTGTATGACGCGCGGATCGCGCCGCCGGACACGCGGCTGGACGATGAGGGGTCGCTGCGGGAGGCGCTCGAGTTCGTCTACGAGGACTGCGATTGGAAGCGCCCGCATGTCGACGGTGAGCCGGCGGAGGAACGGCCGGCGGATGTCGAGCCGATGGTGCGCCGGGTCCATTCGATGCTGTCGCGGCCGGATGACGCGAAGCGGAAGTATCTGAACTGGCCGACGGCGGCTGAGGACGCGTGGGTTGCGCCGGAGGAGTGGGATCGGCTGGCCCGCCCGGGCGTTGAGGTGGCCGACGGCGACGAGGTCGTGTTGTTCTTCGACGGTTCGAAGTCGCGGGACGCTACAGCGCTGGTCGGCTGCCGCGTGGATGACGGGCATGTGTTCCTGGTCGGGGCGTGGGAGCCGGATCCGTACGACGACGCGGTGACGGTCGACGCCGCCGACGTGGACCGGGTCGTGTCGAAGGCGTTTGATCGGTTCGACGTGGCTGCGTTCTTCGGGGACGTGCAGGAGTGGCAGTCGCAGGTGTTGACGGAGTGGCCGGATCGGTGGCGTGACCAGCTGCGGGTGTGGTCGGCGCCGCAGTCGCGTCCGCCGGCGGCGATCGCGTGGGACATGCGCGGGAAGGGTCACGACTTCGCGAAGGCGGCGGAGGCTTGCCACGCGGAGATCGTCGAGGAGAAGTTCACCCACGACGGCTCGGCGGTGCTGTCGCGGCACGTCGCGAACGCGCGCCGGTACGTGTACCGGAACACGGTGACGGTGCGGAAGGAGTCGCCGGACTCTCCGCACAAGATCGACGCTGCGGTGTGTGTGATCGGCGCGCGGATGGTGCGGCGCCTGTATTTGGAGTCGGGGAAGCGCAGGAAGCGCTACGGCCAGCCGGTGTTCGTCTAGGGAGGTGACTGCAGTTGGCTTTGAGCCCGGACGACGCCGTTGACGCTGTTCAGGAGCTTCGTGGGGTCCACGCGCAGGAGCGCGAAGCGCTGGATCATGTCCGACGCTACTGGAAGGGCCGTCAGGCGTTGCCGGCGGTGATCCCGAGGTCGGCGCCGCAGGAAGTGCGGCGGATGGCGCAGATATCGCGGGTGAACATCTGCGACATTGTGGTTTCGTCGCTTGCGCAGTCGTTGTTCGTGGACGGCTATCGGGCGTCGGCGCGCGATGATGAGAACCTTCCGATGTGGGAGGCGTGGCAGGCGAACCGGTTGGACCGCTGGCAGTCGGGGCTGCATCGCCCGGCGCTGGCGTACGGTGCCAGCTACGCGATCGTGGCGCCGGGGGATCCGCAGCCGGTGATCCGCGGGGTGTCTCCGCGCAGGCTGACCGCGGTGTACGGCGACGACCCGGACTGGCCGGTGATGGCGCTCGAGCGGATCGAGCGCGACGTGTTCCGGCTGTACGACGAGGCGTCGGTGTTCTTCGTCGCCCCGGACGAGCACGGCCGGCTGTCGGTGGCGGAGTCGTACCGTCACGGGTTCGGTGTCCCGCCGGTTGTCCGCTTCTTGGACGAGGTCGACTTGGATGTCGACGACGAGCCGGAGCCCGGCTGGGGCAACGACATGTCAACCGACGATGTGGTGCTCGGCCAGGTCGCGCCGCTGATCCCGCTGCAGGACCAGATCGACCTGACGACGTTCGGGCTGCTGGTCGCGCAGCACTACGGCGCATTCAAGCAGCGGGCGATCATGGGTTGGGTTGCTGAGGACGAGTCGCAGAAGATGGCGGCGGGCGCGTCGCAGCTGTGGACGTTCCCTCAGCCGCCGTCGGAGATCGGCTTCCACGAGTTCGCTGAGACGAACTTGGACGGCTACATCGAGTCGCGTGAAGCGGCGTTGAAGTACGCGGCGACGTTGTCGCAGACGCCGGTGCATGAGCTGATCGGCGAGCTCGTGAACTTGTCGGCGGAGGCGTTGGCGGCGGCTGAGGCTGGGCGCGACCGGAAGGTTGAGGAGCGCAAGAACGGCTTTGGTGAGTCGTGGGAGCAGGTGTTCCAGCTTGTGGGGTCGGCGACCGGCGATGAGGTGGCGTTGACGGCGCAGGTGCGGTGGCGTGACACGTCGGCGCGCGCTTTCGGCGCGGTCGTTGACGGGTTGGGGAAGCTCGCCGCGCAGCTTGGGGTTCCGCCGCGTGCGTTGTGGCGGATGATCCCGGGTGTGACTGACACCGACATCCGCGAGTGGGAGGCGCTCGCCGAGGACGGTGACGCGTTCGCGGATCTGCGGATGCTGCTTGAGCGCCAGGGGGCGTAGGTGGCTCGCACGTCCGCGGGCGCGCAGTTGACGACGGAGTTCGGCCGGCGGATGAACCGGCTGAACCGGTCGACGTTGCGGGACATGACGGAGCTGTGGGGTCTGTGGCGGGTCGGCGACTGGGAGTCGTTCGACCAGTTCGCGGCTGCGGCGGCGACGCTAGCGCGAGCCCGGTACGTCGAGGCGGCGGATCTCGGCGTCGACTACTACCGGGCTTTCAGGTTAGCGGAGGGGGTGTCGGGGACGGCGACGCCGCGTCGCGGCACGGCACCGACGCGCGCCGAGCTCGCGGCGAAGCTGCGGGCGACCTCTTTGCAGGCGACGGTCGATGCGCTGCGGTCGGGCAAGTCGCCGCAGGCCGCCCGACAGGTGGGGTTGACGCGCGCGTCGGGTGTGATGACCCGCGACGTGGTGGCCGGCGCGAACGACTCGCTGATCGCGTCGGCGAACGCGGACCCGGAGGCAGGCGCGCGAGCCGCCGGCCGCGGTGGGCGGTGGCAGCGGATCACGAACTCGGGAGACCCGTGCGCGTTCTGCGCGATGCTCGCCGGCCGCGGCGCGGTGTACAGCGAGGAAACCGCCGATTTTGAGGCCCACTATCACTGCAACTGCACCGCCGAGGTCGCGTATCCGGGGACGCGAATGCCGGATCGTTCTCGAGAGTTCCGTGACAAGTACAACAAGGCGCTGCGGGAAGCGCGTGAAGCCGGCGAGCTGGAGCGCGGCACCAGCAGCGACTTGATGAACGCGTTTCGTCGCGAGCTGGAGCGCGGCACCGCCGCGCCGTAACGGTTTCCAGCCCCTGAGGGCTGGTGTTTGACGTCGCCGACACGGCGGCGTTCGTCTGTTGAATCCCGACACGGGAGATGCCATGTCAGAAGAGGACAAGGCCAACGAGCCTGAGCTTGAGCAGGAAGAGTCCGCTGAGCAGCCGGAGCCTGACAAGGACCCGGCCGAGGAGGCGGAGAAGTGGAAGGCGCTGGCCCGCAAGCACGAAGCTCAGGCAAAGAAGAACGCGGATGCGGCCAAGCGCCTTGAGGAGATCGAAGAAGCTCAGAAGTCCGAGCAGGAAAGGCTCGCCGAGCAGGCCGACAAGGCCGCCAAGCGCGCCGCTCAGGCCGAGCTTGACGCTCTCCGCTACCAGGTGGCGTTCGAAAAGGGCCTGTCAGCCGAGTTGATGGAGTTCCTGAACGGCGAAAGCCGCGAGGACCTCGAAGCGAAGGCCGACAAGCTTGCGCGCTACCAGCCGATTCAGCAGCAGGAAGACGAGGGTCAGGAGCCGCCGCGCCGGCCGCGCGAGCGTATGCGTCCTGGCGCGACACCGTCCGCGGAACCGGAGGAAACGGACCCGCGGAAGCTCGCCGCGCAGCTTCCTCGCTTCTAACCCGCCACCCGTGCAGCCCATGAGGGCGGGTGGTCTGTCACCGATCTCTTGAGAGAGGAGATAAACCATCATGGGTATCGAGACGATCAAGGCCACACGGGTGGTCCGCACGATGCTCGGCGTTCTTGAGCGCGACGTCGTGCTCCCGAACCTGGTGTGGCGTGACCCTGCGGGGTCGCACCGGTTCGCGCTGGGCGACACTGTCACCATCAGCGTCCCCGCCTACTTCGAGTCCCGTAAGCGCACGCTGCGGGCTGCCGACACCAAGAACACGTCGACGCTCGTTGAGACGAAGGTCGATGTGAAGCTGACCGACAACCTGTACGGGCGCATTCCGATCACGTCGGAGCAGTGGACGCTCGACATCGAGGACTTCAACCGGCAGATCGTGGTGCCGGTTTCGAACGGCATCGTCCGCGGGCTTGAGGACGAGCTGATCGACGAGATGGAAGGCGCCACCTATCAGCACGAGGTGACCGTCGACGAGAACGCACCGTACGACGGTGCGGTGGACGCCCGCCGGAAGCTGAACGATTCGTTCGTGCCGATGGACGGTCGCGCGCTTGTGATCGGCACCGGTATGGAGCAGGCGTTCCTTGAGTCCGACCAGTTCGTTCGCGCGGACCAGTCGGGCAGCACCGACGCGCTGCGGGACGCCCGCATCGGTCGGGTCGCGGGCTTCGACGTGTACGTTTCGCCGGGCCTCAAGTCTGACGAGGGGTACGCGTTCCACCGGACCGCGTTCGCGATGGTGCTGAAGGCGCCGTTTGTGTCAGACGGCACGCCTTGGGGCGCGTCGGAGACGCATGAGGGCTTCGCGATGCGTGTCGCGCAGGCCGTCGACCCGGACACGCTGGTCGACAACTTCCACGCTGACGTGTACGTCGGCACGGAGATCGTCACCGACTACGGTGAGGTCAGCTCGACGACCGGCAAGTTCGAGCCTGACGCGGACCCGGACATCGAGTCCGACGACCCGGTCTTCGTCCGGGCGGTCAAGCTCGAGCTCGGTAGCTAGTTGGACGGGCAGCGGCCGGATGTCGTCTATCTGGTCCGGTCAGGTGACAGCAACGAGGAGCTGCGCTTTTCGTTGCGTTCGGTCGCTGCCAACATTCCGCATCGGCGTGTGTTCATCGCCGGTTTCAAACCTCGGTGGGTCCGCGGCGTTGTTCATGTGCCGGTGCGGCAGAACACCGACAAGTGGCGTAACCAAGAACGCAATCTTGCCGCGGCTGCGGCGCGGGACGATCTCGCCGACGAGGTTGTGCTGTTCAACGATGATTTCTTCGTGACCGAGCCGGTGGATCGGGTGCCGGCAATGCACGGCGGGCCGCTGCGGCGTGTAGTGGAACGCAAACGGGGCCGGCATTCGCGGTATCTGAGCCGGTTGCAGGCGACGTTGGATCTGCTCGGCGCCGACGCGTTGACGTTCGATCAGATCCACACGCCGCTGCCGATGCGCCGCGACCTGTTGGCCGAGGTGATGGGCGAGGTCGACGGGCGCGGGCTGCTGTTCCGCAGCGTGTACGGCAACCGTCATCTGCCGGACGCGGTGCAGGTCGGCGACGCGAAGGCGCGAGGCAAGGTCGACGTGGGCGGCGACCCGTTCGTGTCGACGTCGGATCGGGTGTTTGACCGGGGTGCGGCTGGCCGCAGGATCCGTCGGCTGTTCCCCGACCCGTGTGTCTACGAGGCTGACCGGTGACCCGCCGGCTT